AATACTCATACTGCGCGTCTGTTGAAAGAGGTTTTCCAAATGTGGAAATCAATTCTTGTTCTGTTGTAATATCGATAGGAAAATCAACGGGTCCAATTGGGAATGGACCTGCGATACCTCCAATATTATCAAGTACATTATCAGCTCTTCCTACAGTTAAATCAACCTCCCTTACCAATACACCGGGAGACAATTGAGGAGTCGCCATGTCGTTTTTCTCCGAATTTCTCAGTTATCTAAAAAATATTTATTAAAATTGACATTTACATATACTCCCACATATGAGCCATATCTCCATACTCATCAGTGTGCCATCTATCACCATCAGCGTCAACGAAACTTTCACCTTCTAATCCAGTTTCAATGAATCCAAAAGGTGCCATATCCTGTTCTATTTGATTTTTTTGCTCTTCATATAACCTTTTTCTAACATCCTGATCAGTAAGTTCTTTAAAGTAATCTTGACATGCTAACCAAGCATATATGACTAAACACATAGCAAGGTCATCATTACAACCTTCTTCTGCTTCAAATGAATTATTTTTCTGAATAAAAGTGGTAAGTTCTGCGATAATTTCATAATCATTGAATATTACCTTATCTTCTTCAATCAAAGTTTTAAGGTTAAGAGACCCTACTTTCTTAACAGTCTTGGACATTTTAACTCCAAGTTGTGTTTTCTTACCAGAAAATCCTTGACCTACAACCTGTCCGGCCCTGCCTCTCATAGAGCACATAAGCACATTTTGATACTCAAGGTCATAATGAAGTAGTGATGCCACCTGGTCGCCTATATCGTTGACCTCACAGAGTATATAAGCACCGTTATAACCTCTTGCTACCTCATATATGATGTTAGGAAATAGCATTGGTTTGATTTCATTATTGCGATATTTGGCAACAATCTTATGAGGAAATTCTGTAATATCAACAACAATAAAAGCAGAGTAATCCTCACTAACTCCTCTTGCCACATCAACTGTAATTACATAATCATGGTTCTCTTGTGATGCTTCATAAACATCTAATCCAGCATTTCTATTAATAGGTGTATCATATACAAATGTTCTTAACTTACTAGGTGCAATAAGAGTATCAACAGATCCTAAAAATTCGCATTCAAACTCAACTTTAAACTGCTGTTCTGAAGTGTTGGCAATAGTTTGCGCTTTCCATACAGCATCTCTACCTGGAACTTCACTCCAATGAACATCAGTTGGTATATATTCATTCTTACCACTTTCTGCATCATGCCAATACCTATAAAAATGATTCATCCCGTGAGGGGTAGAAACCATTATGACTTTCGTTGATTTACCAGAAGTAATAGTAGGATAAACACTGGCAAAGAAGGACTCTGCAATATGGTTTGGAACGAACGCAAACTCATCGAGGAAGAGGATGTTAAATGACATACCTCGGACAGCAGACGCAGATGTAGAAGCTGCCAATATCTTACTGCCATTCTCTAACTCCAAAGAACCTTTATTCCATGATATAATACCCTGCTGCATCCATTTAGGCAAGTTCTCATATGCAGTTTGTAATCTACCTAATAATTCTCTGGCAGTCGCTGCTTTGTTAGCAAGAATACCAATATTAACGCTATCATTAAAAACAGCATAATGAAGAAGGTAAGCCACAACAGTTGTAGATTTACCTGTCTGACGAGGCATCTTACAAATATTAAATCTATTCTCGTGGAAGTTTCTAATTAACTTCTCTTGAAAATGATAAGGTTTAAATGGAGTTAATCCTTCATCAAGAGAAACAATTTTAACATGTCTTTTTGCAAAATAAACAGGATCATCCTTACACCTCATAAACTCAAGAACTTCATCTTGAGTAAAATTAATAGGTGTATTCGCTTTTTTTAATAATGGATTACCTAGATAATGTTCTTCAGGCATAATAAAATCTCCTTACATCATTGTATATTTGCCAAATGTTTGTGGGTGTCCTTTAGGTGAGTGTAAATTTTTCTTTTGATGCTCCAATGTCATGTCTAACATTTTTTGTAGATTATCGACTTTCTTCTTTAACTTCTCTGTTTCTGTTTCCTTAATCTCCTCCTGCTTGGAGAAGTGGTTCTCCGGGTTCATAGTCCGATACTTGGTAATGCCAGAGACGTGATCCAGGATAGATTTTCTGCAACTGATCCCGAACGTCGCTGCGTGATGGTTTTTTGATTGAAGGGAAAAAGATTCTTATGCTGTAATTTTTTCCGCGCCAACCTAAATTAACAAAGACAATATTTCCAGTTTTAGTTGGGATTCTTGAGGCTTCTTCCAACTGTTCTTCTGTTTGTTGCTCAATAAATCTGATTTGTGATTGTGGAATCTTAATTGGTTCTGGTTTGATTATATCAATAAACTCATAAGCAGCATTTCCAGCGAAGTCATCTATTTTTACAGACTCCTCTTTAACTTGCTGTTTTGCCAATCTAATTTTTTCAACAGCCTTAGATAGAAGTTCTTCAGCAATTTTATGAGATTTCATTATGGAAGCAAATAGTATTCCTATTAATATTTAGGAAATACCAGAACTTACACTAAGATAAGACCCAAGTTACTGCACTAAAACCACCACCACCAGCAGCATCTTCCCATGCAGGAGCTGAACCTGATCCTGTGCTTGTTAAAACTTGACCATCAGTTCCATAGTTAGCACCAGCAATTCCTAATGCACCAGCAGAAGATATACGAAGCCTTTCTTGTGAGGTTCCATTTGGTCTTGTTTTTATAATAAAATCTCCATAAGCACCAGAAACATTAGTATTATGAAATCCTATGCGTCCTAGTTCGACATTATTTTGGCCTGTCATAGACCCCAAAAAGATCATCTGTGTTCCAACATTGGCAGCCGCAGTTCCAGTAGTTTTAGCGTTGACAACCATGGAAGTGATGAGATCATTTGTTGTTGAAGATTCACCGACTACTTCCAACCTTGCGGCTGCATCATAGTTGGCAACGGCACCAATTTTCACTGTACTAGCGAACGTGGCCACACCCCCACCAGTTACAGAGAAAGTCCTTGTCGTAGCTGCGTCGTCCCAAAGCTCTAAGGCAATAGTGTCGTCTGCGATCAGCCCTTGTCCATTAACAGCCAACTTCCCGTTGGCGGTCACCTGACCTACACTTGTTAATCCACCACCAGAAGTGAATGTGATTTTCTCTGTACCACCAATGCAGAATTCATAATGATCTAAGTCAGATCCTGCATTGAATCTAACTGCGGGAGCTACACGTTTAACTGTAAAATCAGGACCTGTACCCAACTGAATACCTGCGTTAGCACCAGTGTCATCTAATGTGAATAGGCCCGAGGAAGTAATAGCTCCAGAGAACACAGCTGCTGTAGAATTAAGTGTCAACCTTGCTGTAGGAGATGTACCTGTTGAGAGAATAAGAGCTGCACTTTCATTTTTAATTTCAGCATCAAGTGCTCCAGCAGCTGTTTGAAACTGAATTTTATTAGGTTGTCCTGCTGGAGCCTCCATTATTAGTGTAGTGCTAGCAGAAGGACCTTTAAGATGGAGAAGAGATTCAGGGCTTATCGTACCAATACCCACTTTCCTATCAGATGTGATGCGAAGTCCTTCGACAGCACTACCATTCTCTGCAGGATTAAGTGAAATAAATCCATCTGCCGATGAAACGGCTGCGCTCCAATCGTTAGCATTTTCTCTACCAAAGACGATGTCGCCTCCAGCTCTGTTCTCCTGATAAGATCTAACTACACAAGTAGCACTTGCATTTGAATCTTGAGAATTTATTAGTGATATTCCTACAGCACCAGCAGTTGATCCGGTTACTTCTACTTCTAGAGGTGATCCAGCAAAAGCGGCTTGACTTCCTATATTAAGTCTACCACTGACTGACATGGTTCCTGCGTTTGTTAGTCGGAATTTCCGCTCTCCATCAGTATTGCCACCTGTATGGCAGTTAAAGTAATCACTACCATCGTCACATCGTAGAAGTACAGTACCATGCTTAGTTACAATAACACCTGTGGTGCCTGTGAATTTGTTGCCCACATAGACATGATTATCAAACTCGGCGGTTCCATAAACATCTAGAGCACAAGTTGGAGTTGCCGTACCAATTCCAATCTTTCCATCAGATAGAATGCGAAGTCTTTCATGGTTTATATTTCCGGATGTTGTTTTAAATATCAAATCGGTAGGCATATTACTACCATCAACAGTTGAACTAGCAGATGCACTAACAGAAGCAGCTTTTATAATACTGCTTCCATTATATCCATACCATGCTAGATCTCCTATCATATCACCATTAACAATTATCGCTGGTGATGCCCTAGTCCCTCTATATTTTGCAAATATGAAATTAGCAGAACTCGTATCAGTTGAATGTCTAATAGCACTGATATGATTTCCAGTTCCTAATGTTGATAGTTTTCCTATTTGTCCAGCACTATCTCCTATAAGAACATTACCACTTGAGTCGATGCGAGCTCTTTCTGTTCCTCCAGTTTCTACAGCAAATGTATCAGCAGCAGGGAATCTTATTGCAGTATTTGTATCTCCAGTATGAACAATCTTATCTGCTATATCTACATCACCAGTAAATGTTCCTGTAGATCCTGCAATAGATCCACAACTTATATTTGGTGTTCCAGTCAATCCTGCAGCATTACCAGTACAAGAACCAGATGAGCCAGATGCATTACCAGTTACATTACCAGTTAAAGCACCAATAAAAGTAGTAGCAGTAACAATACCAGCAACATTTAATCCACCAGAAATATCAGCACTTTCATTAATATCTACAAACTTTGTGAATGTAGAGAATCCAGATACTGTTGCTCCTCCAGTTACAGACAGACTTCTGTTGATATCAACATCGGAGTTAACATCCACATTACCTGTAAATGTAGATAATCCAGTAACCGTTGCTCCTCCAGTTACTATTAAACTTCT